GGGTTGATCGACGCGCGGGCGATCGGCGGCACATAGGTGCCGATCGTCCCGGGGAACTCCTCACAGGTGAACTGCAGCTGCCCCTGATCATCTTCCTGGATGTCGGTGACGCGTACGCGAACGACCACGCCGGTGTAATTCAGCGGGATCTTCAGCACGGTGCCGGGCAGACAGAGGATGAACCGGTAGCTGGTCGTGAAGGTATAGGTGTTGCGCAGATAAGCCGCGCGCTTCCCGATCAGCTGAACAACGATCTCTCCCACCTTGGGATCGCAAATATCGTCGCCCTGGACCGAGGTGCTGTCGCGCACCCCGAACTGGTCGACGAGCTGGTCGTCCTGATACGGGATCGGGTTGCTGGTGTAGCCGAGCGTGCGATCGGTGATGCTCAGCGAGGTGCTATTGAAGCAATCCGCCGGGTCCTTGCGGCTGACAGCTACTGGCGGTGTGTTTCCCTGCTGGACCAGATCCGCCAGCGTCAGCTCATAGGCGACATCGACCTGGGGCACATAGCTTGCGCCGTTGCCGGTCACCGCACTGTCGCCGAGCGGCACGAACTCCAGCTGCGTTCCCGACCAGTAGATCCAGGAGTTGCTGAGCTGGGCCCAGCGGTCGAGAATGTCGGTCGCCTTGGTCTGGGTGTTCAGCAGCGGCGACAGGAATATGCCCTGCGCGCGCTGATACGCCGCGAACTGGTCGATCGGACCAATGTCGGCGCCAGTCCAACCCATCCCATATTGGGGATTGGTCAGAAAATCTGGAATGATGTCACTGAGCAGGCAATCCTTGCCGGGCGACACCGCGTGCGAGTTCGGGTTGATCCAGCCGTCCGAGGTCTGGACATAGGCGAAGCCGTTGGTCCGCACGCATTCGAAGCCATTGTCCGGGATCGTCGCCGACGCGCCGAGATCGAGGTTTGGCGCGACGAGATAGGCGGTCAGCGAATAGGACATCGCCCGGGAAGGGTGCTTCGTCGCCCAGAACGACGAGGGCGCCTGCGAGGCCGTGCCGGAGAAGAACGTCATGTTCAACGCCGAGAGCGACGTCGTGGTCGTCGTCGATCCAGATCCCCAGATATTCTGGATATAGTCGATCGGGCCTTCTCCGAGGCCCTGGATCACATCGGCGGTGTAATCATATTGCTGTCCGCCCTTGCCGCCGCCGCCCTTCCCTTTCCCGCTCGAGACGTGCTCGGTGAAGCCGGCATAGTCCAACGCGTTCGTGCTAAGGCGCCGCATGCCCCAGAACAGCTGGACCGGCATGTTCAGCTGCGACGTTGATACGTTCAGTCCGGAATAGCGGATCGGCGCGTTGGTCGGGCTCTGGGAGCCGCCGCCAAAGCCGCTCATCGCGCCGCGCTCCACAGGTCGAAATAGCGCACCGGCCGCGGCGTCGAGCTGCCGAAGACCGGGATGCTGGTCAGCGCCGGCTCATCGCGCCGCGACACGAGCGTCGTGCGCGCCGCGTAATAGGCGTGCAGGACCTCCTCCGAATTGACCAGGATCCCGCCATGGCTGAAGCATCGGCCGAAATACCACACGACGACGTCGCCGATCCTGGGCACCTCGACCTCGCGGGCGCCAAACCGGCCGACGATCCAGTCGATGAACTTCTCTTCCGAGTGGTGCAGGTGCCAGCGCGGCGAATAGGGCCGAGGATCGAAGGGCTTGAGCAACCCGCTATCGACAGACGCCCGGGTGAGCAGCATCGCGCAATCGACCGCCCCGCTCGGCCCCTTCACATCGGCGCAATCGCGAAACGGCGTGCCGATCCAGGTCAGCGCCTCGTTGATGAACGCGGCGCGCGTCGTCGCTTCCGCCTCGGTCTCGAACTGATGTGTCTCGACGCCCCCCGGCGCCGGCGCCAGGAGGGTCGTTCCCTCGCGAACGATCGCCATCAGTAGGCCGAATTCGGCGGCGGCACGAACCGAAATCCGCGATAATGCTGGGTATTGCCCCGGTCGGTGCAGCTCTGCCCCGATCCGGAATCGTACGTCTTGTCGCACCCCTGAAACAGCGTGAACGCGTCACCGGCCGCCGGCAGGGAGTAGAGCGGATAGGCCAACGACAGGCCGGTCGCATCTGCCTTGGTCACGGTGCGGCGCGATCCCGACGCCGGGCCCGACGTAAAGGCGATCGTGCCGTTCTGATTGGCCGTGGCGTTCGCGGGCGCAGCACCGTTCCACGGGATGAATATCTCGGTCGGCGCGGTGCCGGCAACGAACGCCGCGGTGAAGGTCGCCCGGTTGAGCGTGCAGCCCAGATCGCAAAATCCGTGGTTGCACGGGATCTGATACAGGTTGCGCGGCGCATATTGGTCAAGGTCGTTGATCCTGCCCTTGACGTTGATGACGGCCGAGATGCCGTCGAGGTCGAGCCCCGCGCTCTTGCCGCCGAACAGCGCCACCGCGCCGAGCTCGTCGGCGTTGCCCGGCGTCTTCATATAGACGCGCTGCAGAAGGACGATCGCGCCGTCGAGCAGACCGTCATGGATCTGCGTCTGGAGCGCCGCGCCACCGGCGAAGCCGCTGTTGAGCGACAGCAGTGTGACCTTCATGGTCGGCACCTGCATCTTGTTCGTCACCTGCCAGGTCGACCGGTTGATCCACGGGGCGCGCGAGCGATAGGTCACGCCGTCGCAGACCAGGTCGCTATCCCAGGTTGTCCAGTTGAGGACCGTGACGCCATCGGCGAGCGTGAAGCTGAGCAGATCGGCGACCCAGAGCCGCACCCCCGACGCAAGCGCGGATTTCAGCGCCGGCGAGGCATCGCGGAGAAACGCGCTCATGCGCCAGGCCTGCAGCTATGGAGCGTGATCTTGTTCAGCAGCCACAGCCGATCCATGAACTTCTCGAACGTGTTCGAGTTGTCGTGCAGCTTGCAGTAATAGAAATATTCCATGTCGAGGCTGATCGCCTGCCCCGCGCCTGGCGCCGTATCGAACGTGATGGTGTTCGCCACCGGCACCGAGGTGTCGATCGCGTAGAGCGTCGGGTCGAGCGGCGCCGCGGACGCGCCGAGATAGACGTTCACGCCGGCGTCGACATTGATATGCCCGACCGGCTCGGTCCCGAAATAGCCGTTGGCGCCAAAGGTCCGCGTGATCGGAAAGACGGTGGTCGCCCCATCGCCGACGCCGATCTGGTTACGATAGGCGCGATCGTCGTCGGGGTTCCGGTACAGGAAGCGACCGAGCGTGCCGGCAAGCGCGAGATGGAATCCCATCATCGTCCTGAACTCCAGCCCGGCGAGCGTTCCGCCGGCATGCGGGCCGTCGCGGAAAAAGGAATAGGTCAGCTCGAAATCGTGCAGCGGATATTGCGCCATGCCGACGTCGAGATCCGCGCCGGTCGTCGTCGTCGCGGACTGGTTGAAGAAGATCGGCGACCACTTCGAATTATAGGTCATGCCGGCCAGAAGGTTGCGGCCGGGATAGACGGGCAATGTCATCAACCTACCTTCAACACGCCGTCGCGCGTCGCGCGGTTGATCATCGCCACGAGATCGCTCGCATGGTCATGCAGCTGCCGCCGGAACGGCTTGGTGTCGCCCTGCAGCTGCGGCGAATAATGCAGGTGCGTATCGCCGCGCTTGCCACCGTCGCCGGTGCCGCGGCCGACGGCGGCGAGCAGCTGCGCGTTGTCGGCCGCCGGCACGATGCGCTCGCCCTTGTGGACCTGGGCGATCATGTCGGACGGCAGGCTGTTCGTGCCCTTGTCGAAGCTCGCCAGCGCGCCGAACGCCTCGACGGCGACGAAGGTCGTCGCGGCCGCCACCGCGCCGAGCACCGGCCCGACGACGGGAATGCCGGCCATGGCATGATAGGCCGCGGCGGCCGCGGTCGCGGCGTGGCTGGTGATTTCCTTCATGTTGTGCAGCGACGTGATTGCGGCCGACTGCGACGCGCCCGCCGCGGTCGCGACCACGCGCGCCTCGTTGCCAACGACGGTCGCGCCGGTCTTGGCTGCCTCGGCCGCGACATGGGTGCCGGTCTGCAGCGCGAGCTGCGCCCGCTCGGCCGCCGTCATCAGCAGGTGCTGCGCGATCCACCGCGTGACGAATCCCGTCAGGCGCTGCTCGATCGTCCCCAGCGCCGAGGAATAGACGTTCCGGACCGTGTTCGACCAGGTCTGCGTACCGGTCGCCATCCGGAGGAACCCGCTAGTGCCGGCCGCCACCATGCCATTGATCGACTGGGCATAGGCCTGGCGCACGGCGAGCATGTCCTGAAGGCTCTTGGCCTGGGTCTGCGCCTCTATCTCCGCCCGGCTATTGGCATAGTCCTGGTCGGCCTTCTTCTTCAGGTCGGTCAGGTCGCGGTAGCGCAGTGCGTCGCTGCCATATTTCGCGGCGGCGTCCGAAATCGCCTTGTCGAGAAGTTGCGTCTCGAAAGCATGGAATTGCTCGAGGTCCGTCATCTTCTGTTCGTTGAGCTGGGCGTTGATCTGGCCGATGCGTACCGCGGCCGAGGCCTCGGCGATCGGCGACAGCGAACCGCCCGTATCCGCCCGGATTACCGAGGTGGCGCCCTGGGCGTCGGCCTGCCGGCTCTTCTGCTGCCCCTCGATCGCCCGCCGGCGCGCCTCGATCTGCGCTTCCACCGAGCGCTTCGTCTCACTCAGCTCTTTCTCGTCGTGCTGGTGCTGCGCGCGCTCCATGTCGCGATAGGCATTCTGGTATTCGGCCGACTGCTCGCCGAACTTGCCCTTGATATAGGCGAGCTTCTCGGTCCAATCGGCCTGTTCCTTCGACCAATTGTCGCGATCGGCCTCGATGCGCTCGTTCAGGCCAGCGAGATGCTGCTGGTAATCGTCGCGCGCGAGGCTCTTGTTCGCCTCGTAGATCTTGGCCTGGACCTCGATCCAGTCCTTTGACCCTGATTGGGTGAGCGCCAGCTTGGACTGCCAGAACGCAAGCTCGCCCGCCGTCTGGTCCTTGAAATATTCGCCCGACGCGATTTCCTGCTGGTGCAGCTGCTCCTGCCACTGGGCAACCGCGCCCGGCCCTTTCGAGCCCTTGGCCTTGCCCGTCGCCGCACCCGACTTGTCGGCCGCGTCGGAGGCGCGCTGCGCGGCCTCATCCGGGCTCATCACCTCGCCCGCGACGTTCAGCATTGCCTTCTGCTGCGTCAGGCTCTCCACACCGGCCTTGTCGTGCTTCCGGCGCGCCTCGCTGATCTGCGCGTCCAGCTGGGCAATCTGGTGCGCCTTTTCGGCGGTCGGAATGAAGGTGCTGAGCGCCCGGTGATAATCCTCAAGCGCCTGGCGATCGCGCTGCACGGCCGCGGAGTGCGCGCCGCTGAGCGCGGTGTCGGCAACGAGCGCGGTGTCGAGGCGCTTGATATCGTCGACCAGTTCCTGGCGCCGCGCGGCATCGCGCGCTTCGGGCGTTGCGCCGGTCAGGGCGGCGCCGGCGTTCGACTGGCCCGTGAGCTGCGCCCGGTTGCTCCGGACGCTCTCCGCCGTCTTGGCGGCCGCCTCGCCCTTCTCAACGTCGTGCGTGACCAGATTATAGATGCGATATTTGTCAATGAACTTGTCGAGGGCGTCGGTGGAGCGGCCGAGCCAGTTCCACAGGTTGCTCAACCCCGCCGCCATGTCGCCGAAGGTCGAGTTCAGGCCGACGCCGGCCGATTTCGCCTCGCCCATGGCGCGCTGCAGCTCGCCAAGGATGATAGCGACGGCCTTGTCCTTGTCGCCGGCTTCGACCGCGACCCTGATCTGCTCCATCTGGGAGGCGGACAGGATGCCGAGTTTCTCATTGAGCGACTGGGCACCCTTGATCGGGTCCTGCATCGCCGCGGCCAGCTCTTTCTGAGCATCGGCGGCCTTTTCACCCGTTAGCGCCGCATAGATCTGGACGTCGCCGGATAGCGAGGTGATCGCGGCCTGCGAGCGCACGCCGGCGCCGGCGAACGCGGTCGCCGCCTCCGTCGACGCGGCGATCGACTGCCCGCTCCAGCTCGCGGCCGCCGCGCCGGCTTCATCGAGCTGCGCGGCGGTCATGCCCGATGCGGCGGCAACGCCCATCGTGCTGGCGGTGAGCTTGTCCTGGCCGTCCTGGTACTGCTTTTCGGCCACCGTCGCCGCGACGAAAGCGGCGGCGCCGGCAGCCACGCCAATATTCAACGGGGTGAGCAACGCGGTCAGCTTGGCCATACCGCCCGCCATGCCGCCGCTGTCCATGCTCAGGACCTCGGCGCCCTTGTGCGCCTCCAGGGCAAAGGCACGGAGCGGCGATTGGCCTGCAAGGACGGCATCGGTGAACCGCATCACCGCCGATTGCGCAGTGATCGTCTGCGCGCGATTCAGCCCCAGCGCCGCGGTGTGGCCGTGCGTGTCGTTGGTGAGCGCCTTGAGCTCGCGATCGACACCGCGAATTTGCGCCTGGGCCTTCGCGACCGCATCGCCAGCCGCCAGCATCGATGTCCGGAGCTCGTCGGTCATCCCGCCGGTCTTGGCGGTTTTGGCGAAGTCGTTCAGATCCTTCTGAGCGCTTTTCAGCTCCTGGGACAGGATCGCCCGCTTCGCCTGCAGGTCCGCGATGTCTGCCGTGATCGAGACGGCAATGTTGTTCGACATCGGCGCCCTTTCTGATCGGAGGCACGGGAAGGGGTGGCGCGAAACGGACCGCCGCGATGCTGGCTATTCGGTCTCGTCCGGGAATGGGCATTCCCAGATCTCCGGCTCGCCATCGCCGGCATCGCTCGTGGCCGCAGCGGGCGGTTCCCACCATTTGTTGGCGATGAAATAGAGCTGGATCAGGTCATCAGCCGGCGGGTTTTCGTTCAGTTCGCGGCTGTAAATGCCCATCCAGTCCTGAAGGGTGGCGTGCTGGAGCCAATATTCCTTCGGCTGGTGGAAATAGCGGATCAGGCGGGCGAGGATTCGGTCGAAATCGACTTCTGGGGGCTCGCCTCCCCCTCCGCTTCCCCCGTGCCCTGCTCCGCTGGGGCTGTCACAGGAACCCACACTCCCGTCTGGTAGCGTGCGACGGAGAAAAACGCATCGAAGAGCTGCACCGGATTAGTCGGTATTGCACCGAATTCATCCTGCGTGAACGTTGGATCGGCCAGTTGGGCACAGGCGAAAGCTATCTCTTCTAGGACAGCCTGTTCTTCCTTCTCCAGTGCCTCGACGATGCCGACCGCGACCACCTTGTCGACCAGCGCTCCCTTCAGCGACAGCTGCCGACACAGCGGATACACCTGCCGGTTCACGTCCAGCGGTAGGGGTGGGACAGCGAAAATCCTGTCCCCCAAAATCATCATACGATCTTTGGTTTTGGTCATTTATTTGCCTCAGCCATGCGACGCGAGGCTCCCTCGATCATTTCGGGATGATCGAACGCCTGCACCGTGATTTTTCCAAGAATGAGTTGGGTCGAGAGGTCGAGGTCGCCAATTTTCATCAGCACGCCGAGCAGCGGCCGGCGATTCCAGCGGATCGCCTTGACGTCGTCGCACGGCAGCGGAGGTTGGCGGCGCAACACCAGGTACTCGGTGATCTTGTTCGCGACGAACCGGCGCGCTTGGTCGACCTCGAGCTGCGACAGCCGGAAATCCTCCCCGACCTTCTCGGGCGGCACGCCGTTCGCGATATTCTGGAAGATGAGACGCCGGGTACGCCCCACCTCCCGGCGCTCATCTTCCGTCATGGCCGCGCTACGCCGCCTGGGCGAACGTCGCGACGCCGACCTGGTCGTTCGCGTTCGCGGCCGCGGTGTAATCGAGCGTGAAGCTGCTGAACCCGCTCTTCTTCAGAGAGATGCCACTCGACCCGGCGAGGCAATTGTAGAACACGAACATGTCCTGCTCAGCACCCCATGGCAGCACGTGCACCGCCTGGAAGTTGCCGGTGAGGCCCTGCTGCTGGTTGGCGAGGATCACGGTCTCGCCCACGGTGGAGTTCGTATAGGCGTACGAGAACTTCATGTTCGCGCTCGCGTCGCCGGCAGCGAAGGTATATTTTCCCTTGTTCATGCCGCTGCTCGCAACCGAGTAGGACGAGCCGGCCGTCTCCGCGCCGGGCGCCACGCAGCTGTAGATCGCGCCGGTGTCGGCGTTGACGACGCCCAGATCGAACAGGAAGTTGGTCGCGTTCGCCACCGTGACGACATAGGTCGTCGCGGCCGGCACGGTGCCCGCTTCCTTGTCCGCCTCGAGAGTGGAGCCGGTCGTCGAGCCGTCGCCGAACACGATATCGGCAAACACGCGGGCATTGATCTTACCGAACTCGACCTTGCCGCTGACCTCCATTTCGCCGGCACCGACCGCGACGGCCAGCTGCTTCTCGCCGAACAGGCTTTCGGTCTTGCGCTTGAAATCGATCGACTGGCTCTGCGGCACAAGTGCCCGGGCGGGCGTGGGGTTGGCGACATTCGCGGTCATGAAGGCACGGCCGGCGCCGAAAGTCGGCTTGCCGCTCAGAACAGTGGTCATAGCAGGGGTCCTTTCAGGAGCCAGGGGTTAAGCGGAAGTAGGGGTGTCGCCGCCGGGCGCGCCCGGCGTTGACGGATCGGCCGCCGCGGGCTTCTGGCCCTTCACCGACGGTTTTTCGGTGCCGGTGTCAGCCGGCGTGTCGGCCGTTGCGACCGGAGCAGGATCGGCGCCGGGTTCGAGCTGCTCGATCAGCTCGGGCAGTGCGGCGACGACCTGGTTATAGGCCTCGGTGTCCCGGCCGAGCGCGCCCGTGGCGAGGCGCTGGCGGAACCACTCGTTGACGGTATCGCGTACGGACATAACGGCTGCTCCTCAGGGCAATGTGATGCGGATCGGGATGCGCGCGATCGCCTGCGGCCCTTGATCGCCAGGCGAGATGTCGCTCTTGCCTTCGATCCGGCACCAGTGGACGAGACCGCCCAGAGTGAAGCGTGGATCGCCATAGTCGCCGTCGGGCTCCAGGCTCGCGCGGATCAGGCGCTCAAGGCCGGTCAACACCGAATCCGGTGCGACGTTCGGATCCTGTCCGGCATTACAATAGATCCAGGCCTCGCCTTCGAGCGTCGTGATCGTGAAGAAATTCTCGTGCGCCGCCTCGTCCGTCACACCGGTGCGGCGCAGGAAGAAGGCTGGCTGGTCGGGCACCTGCGTCCAGTGCTTCACGCGGCGGCCGGTGGTCAGAAAGCCCGTGGTGAAGTCCGCCGCCGTACCATCGATCGCGACGGCCTCGGTGAGCGTGATCGTGCGGGCCTGCTCATCCAGCGCCTGGATCTTCGCACCGCTCGCGACGCCGGGCCCGAACACGGGAAGACCGGCGAACAGATCGACGAACGAAGTGACGTTCGATAGCGTCGGGCCGTTCACAGCACAATCCGCCGAGAAGGGAATACTGGCCGCCGCGACCATATGATCGAACAGCGCGGACATGGGCGTTTCGAAGTCGATATTCATGCGTTCGCCTCGGCGACGCGCTTCTCAACGATAGCATTGAGCCGTGCCAGCACTTGAGGTCGCATCGCTTCGAGCGGACCACGTTCGAACCGATGCTCGGCAATATTACCGGGAAGCGTGATTGCCTTGACCATGACGGTCATCGGCTCTGCCAGTTTTGCCGACCACAAGTGGTCGAGCTTCATCGAATGGGCTTGGCGCTCGAAACTCTTCCCGGACGACCCGTATTCTAGTGCGCCCGCCTTGGCGAAGTCCGATCCTCCTTTGTCGCCGGCGATGTCGATATAGCCGGTGATACGGTTCTCGTCGGTGAAGAGCCGGCGCCGCTCCTGGCTCAACATCTTGCCGGTCAGTTCCGGCGTATCGGCACGTATCAGCGCGAACAGCTCAATCGAAAGCGCATCGATCTCCTGCCGGAAATCCTCGTAAAGCGCCTCTGGGAACTGCTCGAACCGCAGGCCGACCTGGCGATCGCCGGCGACATCGATGTGGATCGTGTCCATCAATAAGCGCCCGGCATGCGGTACGACTCGTCGAGTTGCGCCTCGATGTCGGGCGGGAAAGCCCCTTTCTGGCCAGGCGCGCCGCCGAACCACCAACGCTCGGTGCCAACGCCGGGGGTATCGCGTTGGACCAGCGAGGGGTCGCGGCCCTTGGCCAAATAGCGGCCGGAGATCAGCCGCAACGATATCTCGACAAGATCATTCGGGATGGCGGCCACCGCATAGGTGAATGCAAGGGTCTCGTTAGCATCGACGGAGGCGAACGAATAAAGTCCGGCATCCACGCTGTATTGGCCCTGGGCGGGATTGGCTGCGACGCGTTTGAGCGCCGAACCATCCGCATACGCGACCGACACATCGCAGGAGAACGATAAGGGAAACGCGATCGCGACCTGATACGGCGCATCGGCTGGGACGGTGCCCGCCTCCTGGACAATGTCACCATAGCCGGCCGTGTATTCCACGGTGGTCGGCAGCGCCTCCCATAGCGTGCCCACACCGGTGAAGGGGCTCAGGCGCAGCAGCTCGCCCGCTTCATAGTCTACCCGGAAATCCTTCCCCTCGATCAGGGGCTGTGTCGTTCCGGGCGCCAGCGTCTGTGTCACCGAAGCCACGTCCAGGATCGGGTAGCGCGTCAGCTGCAGGGTCGGAAATCCACCCGGCGTCTGATAGGGATATGGGTCCTGCTGGATATCGAAGGTATCGCGAACGACCTCGGGCGGGAAAACGCGCTTGGTGTGATTGGCGATCGACGTCGACACCTGCCCGATTGCCCGGCCGAGCCACAAATCGTTCGACGTGTTGCCGGCGCCGATCGACAGCTCGTCCTTTACGGTATCGAGATCCGTCAGGTTATAGCTCGCCGCCTTCGACAGCACGGTGGTGGCGACGGAGAAGCCCATCGGTCAGATCAATATTCAGCGACGATATTGGACGCGGTCGTCCCGGTCGCTTTCACCCGCGCGGCGCGGACCTGCAGATAGCAGCCCGCCGGCACAGAATTATAGACGACCGTATCACCGCCGACCGTAACAAGGGCCACGTTGCCGGCGCCTCCGACCCATAGGCGCTTGCTCGAGGTGGGCAGATCGGCCGAGTCGTTCGGCGCCACCGCGGCGGCATGGCGCGCGGGGCCGAGAAGATCGTCGCCGAGATTCGCATAAGGATCGGGCATTTCTACCTCGCCATTCTCTGATCGCGCGGCTTACCTGCCGGACGGGTCGGCTGCAGGGTGGGGCGCTCGGGCTTTCGGGGCGCCTCGCTGGGCGCCCCGGCCGGCCACGGCTCGCTGGACGACAGATAGTCGCCTTTCCCCAGCGCCACCGCGACGGCATCCGATACCAGCCGCGTATCGCCTGCGGCGTGCGGGGCGAGCGGCACCGCGAACGTCACGAGCCTCATGCCGTTTCGTCCGTCTCGGCGGCAGGTTCGGCCACAGCCGGCGCCTGCTTGTCATCAACCGCAATAACCGGCTCTTCCTCGGGTGCCTCGTCCTGGTCGGCCTCGAGCTCGTCCGGCAGGGCGGCCGCTTCGCCAGCGCCGGTGTGCTCGGAGCCAGCTGCAACGTTCAGGAGGCGATCGCGCGCGGTGATGATATCCGCTTGCAGCTGGCTTGCCGCGCCGAGAATGAACACGGCGCTGACGACCGTGCCATCGTGCTCTGCCATTGCCGTAGCGCGGGCCAGAATAAGATCATCGACTGTGAGCGGCATCACGCGGTCTCCAGGGGAGTGAGAAGGTCCTCGACGGCGCCGGCGAAGTTGAACGCGCCGACATGGCCGAGGCGAATGGTGGGATCGACCCAGACGCGCTCGCCCATTTGGCGCCAGCGATGGCAGAAGCCATAATCCTCGCTGAGCTCGCCGAACTCGTCGCGTTCCGTCTGGTTGAAAAACTCGAAATAATGGGCACGCAGATCTGCCGGCCAATCGGCCGCGCCATCGCGCTTCCAACCCGGGTGCGCCTCGACCATGTCGGCGAACACGCGGCGGTTGATAAGCAAAAAGGCTGCGCCAACGCCGCGGACCTCGATCGCGCCCATCTCGTCCTGGATAAGGTTGCCGTCGGCGGCGCGCAGCGGGCGCCAGCACCAGACAGCAGGATCGGAATTCGGTTTCTGGCAGCGCATGCGGCCGGCGCCACCGATCAGCGGCTTATCCGACCCAAGCAGGCGGAGCACGGCATCGGGCGACCATTGCATGTCGTCGTCGACGAAGAGGAGATCCGTGCAGTCGCTCAGAAGGAAATGCGCGACGAGTTCGTTGCGCGCCTTGTGAATGACCGAGCTGCCGACGACGAACTGGAAGGTAACGCGGATCTGCTGCTCCTGGAGGAACAGCAGCGTTGAGGCGAGCGACGCGGTATATTCCCAGACCGGGTTACGCGCGATTGGGGTGCAAATCATCACCGAGCGCTGGCGTGCGCGCTCCAGGCGCTCGGTGATGACCGCATCGATCACAATACTCTGCCTTACTGCGGCAAGCGATCGAAGCCGGCGAAGAAGCCGACGGCGCGCGACTGGGCGGTATCGGTGCCCGTGGCGCTGAGGTCGGGCGCATGGTTGAACCGCACGAAGCGCCGCGCCGACGTCAGGTTGACGCCCACCTCCATCTGTCCGGCGACCACCGAAGCGGCCGTTGAGCCGGTGGCGACGATCGCGGAGGTACCGGTCTGATAGTCGGACCAGTTCGTGCCGTCGGCGCTGTCCTGCGCGGCATAACCGAAGGCCAGCGTCTTGCCGGTCTGCAGCGTCGCCTCATAGGCGATAGCCGCTGCAAGGGTCATCGGCATGGAGCCCGAAGAGAAACCCATGCGGTCGATCGTGGCGCCGGTCGTGGTGGCGGCATCGCCGGCACCAGCGGCAACAGCCGATGCGGCGGCGGAGAGGCGCAGAAGCGAGCCGAGAGAGCCCACGTCGCGCTGAAGGACGATGTCAGACATCGCAATCAATCCTTTCTAAAAATGGAAGCTTGGTGGACGGGGCCGAAGCCCCGCCCGGTTATGCCAGCGCCGGCGCCCAGCGCACGAACTGGATCACCGCGATCGCCGCGTCATGGCGGACCTGGTGATCATGCTCGGCGATGGCGCGGATGATCGTCTGGTCGTTCTGGAACGCCGAGATGGCGGTTCCGCTGGCATCGATATAGGTGCCCTCGCGAGACACGGCGAGCTCGAGGCTCATCGAGTCGAGGATCATGTCCTCCGACATCTCGACCAGGAAAATGAACGAGCAGTCCGTCTGCGTCCCGTCGGCATTGTAATAGTTCGTGCCGATCTGGGTGGTCTTCTTGAACGGATAGCCGAGCAGCTTCCCATCCTTCAGCTCGTCGCGATAGACGTAGACGCCAAGCGAGTTCTGGACGTTATAGAGGTAGTTATAGGAGCGCGGGTGCATGAACCAGGTGCGCTTGAAATCCGGCACATTCGCCGTGTCGAGCTTGTTCACCGCACCGCCCAACTCCGCGGCAACAGTTGCCAGGGTATAGTTGGCCGTCGACGTGATGAAGTTGCCACCGACCGCCGCGGTCGAATTGCCAACGGTCGAATAAACGGCCGCCTTGCCCCCACTGGAAGCCGCGAAGCCGTTCGCGAAGGACAGGAAGCCGCGCGGGGTGTCCTGCGTGCCATCGCTGAGGATGAAGTTGAGATCCTCCGTCAGAGCGATGATCTTCACCAGATCGTCGCGCACGAACGCGTCGACCGCCGGGTCCGCATAGCGCATCATGTCGTTCGACACCGGCACCAGCGCGGTCAGCTTCTTGAAGCTGGCGACGATCTGGTTGAGCGTCTGCTGCGACGAGACGATCTTGCGCCCCTCCGCACCATACCCGGCGGTGGCGGCCGACGCCTGGCCGGGCAGCGTCATCGTCCCGCGCGGCATCGGGATCACCCGGGGTCCTGCACCGCGAACGACCGCGAGCGGCCGCAGCAGCTCGATGATCTCGTTCATGTAGTCGGGCGGAACGATGAAGCCGCCGGCGGAGCCGGACGAGGTCACCAAGGCACGCGTGACCGGGTGGTTCTCGCCATACAGCTCGATCGAATCCGTCCGGGCAACGCTGATGATGCCGTTGGACCGGCCGAGCATCTTCATGGCGCCGCCGATGACGAGGCTCTTGTCGTTCTGATAGGCGTCGCGGTTAACGGTAGCCGGGGTCGTAACCACCTCCTGGCCTGCGACCGGCTGGGCGGTCGAGGCGGCCAAGGACTGCACGTCCTTGGCGCGGAGGATCTGGGCGTCGACGTCCATGACGCCCCGCTTCAGCGATTCGTATTCGGTCACTTCTTCCGGGGTGAGGGTCGGCTTGTCGGCAACCACCTTGAACGCGTCAAAGGCGGCCGCCCGCTTCTTGAGCAGCTCTACGAGCATATTGGGCTCCATCTGGGGGAATGGCGCGCCTCACGGCGGGCCGGCTACCGTTGCCCAAGCGGCGGGTGGGGCATTCGCCTTTCGGCGAATCTGGTTCCGGTGTCGGAAACCGGAATTAAGCGGGCGGGAACGCCAGCATCTCGACCTGGCGGCGGCGGAATTCGGCGCTCAGAGCGCCTTCATCGCCATTTGTGCCCTCCATCCTGAGAACGACCAAGGGCGAGGGCGCGGCGCGCGAACCCTCGTCGATATCGGTGCCTTCCGAGGTCTGGACGGTCTGCGTCGTATCGGTGTCCGGGTCCGATACACCGGATCGGTCGAGCAGATCGTCGATCGCCGCGACGCCATCCTTGTGCTTGCGCATCGCACTGCGGTGCATGTCCATGGCGTCCTCGTGGAGGCCCTTGGCATCGCGCAGGCAGCGCACCGTTTCGGTCGACAGGGTCTTGCCGGCGCGCAGCTTGGCGTGCGCCAAGCCCCGGCGGAACGAGCGGACCGCAGGGCTGGGCGCCACCGCGATATATTCGCGCTCATCGACCAAGAGCACGGTGTCACCCTGGTCATCGTCCTCGGCGGGCTCGACATCGCAGCCGGCGAGCGCCTCGGCAATCTCCTCCTGCGTCATGGCGAGCAGCGCCTCGCCAAGATCGGTGAACGCGGCCGCGAGCATGCCCGGGACCTTGCTCGAATCGCCTTCGATCGCCGCCTCGTATTTGGCGAGGTCGACGTGCCAGCCTAGTTCCTCGAAAAGATAGCAGAGGCTGGCGACCTGATAGAGGCCACGTTTAAACGCAATATTCCCGGAGCGAATGCCGGCATCGCGCGTGGTCACGCGGCTGGCGCTGCGTTCGTTCTGTTCGAGTTCCGGCATGGTCTTGTCTCCATTTGCTCGGGCCGTCACGACGGCACCGGTGTCGGCCGGCACGCTGACAAACGACAGCTCGAGCAATTCCCATTCGATGATGCGCTGGCCGCCGCGCGGCTTCTTCGGATCGAGCGGTTCCATGGTGATCGGCTCGAAGCCGATCGATACCGCCCGGATTACGCCAGCCTTCGTCAGGCCCCGGATCTCGTCGGCCTTGCACGAGATGCCGAGCGGCGCGAAACGCGCGCGCGCCGCGATCTGCGTCGGCTCGACCGCGATATCCTCGGCATTACCGATCGGCTTGTCAGGGTCGTGCGACCAAAGGACGATCGGGTTCGCGCGGTAATTGTCGAGACGGCATCCCTGAGGCACCAACACATGGCCATCCCGCGCGAGCGACGCGGTGGACATGACGACCTCGACCTCGTCGTCACCTAGCTGGTTGATATGCGCCCGGACGAGCTTGCGGATCATGGTCATCGACTGAGCCTCAATTCTCTGTGGCTGCATCCTGCGAGGTTGCCTGCGTCCCGCCGGTACCGGCGCCACCATCCCCGACCGTGCCGCCCTTCGGCTTCCCCGCGCCATCCGGCGCCTGGCCGGTGATGTTCGAGCCCTCGGCCGCCATGTTGGTGGGCATCATCAGGCGATCGCCGCCAGGCAGCGGCTTCTTCCCATCGACGAGCCGCTCTTCGTTCTGTGTCGTCTTGCCGGACAGGATGTTGATCCGCGACACGTTCGCCTGGGTCATCACGTCGGCGCGCAGCAGCTGGCCGAGGTCGCGCTCCAGGAACAACTCCTCCTCATACAGACCGAAGGTCCAGGCGAAGCGCTGCTCGAAATTGACGATCCGCTGCGTGATCGCCGAGTTCACGTAATCCTGATCCTGCGCGGCAAGGTTCTGACTGGCGCCCTTGGCATCGGCGCCGACTCCGACCTTGTGTGGCGGCACGCCAAAGAACCGGCACACCTCCTCCGGCTGCATCTTGCGCTGCTCGATGAACTGCAGATCGACGGAGGTCAGCTGCAGCGCCACCGGCTCGATGCCGTCTTCCAGCACCACCGTCTTACCGGTGTTCTGATATCCGGCGTGCAGATCGTCGAACTGCGTTTTGAGGCGCTTCGCCGCGCCATCCGATAATTGCTTTGACGTCTTGAGCCAGGTTGAGGGTCGCGCGCCGTTTGCGATGAAGCGGTTCGCCTGCTGCTCAAGCGCCATCGAAAGCCCGATGGTGTCGCGCGCCATGCCGATCGTCGACACGCCGACGAGCGAATTGAACGACATCCCGCGCAGGTGGAAGATATCCTCCGACGGGATCGCGACCGGGAAATCGCGCAGCATGGCGATCTGCCAGAGGCCGATGCGATTGACGTTATAGAAAATCGAGCCGTCACCCGCTTCCAGCACCATTACGGCGTCGGGATTGATCGGGATGAGCTCGATCGGATCACCGCGGTAGTTCCGGCGAATAGCCGCATAGGCATTGCCGCGAAGCAAAAGGCCGACCCACATCTGCCGGTCAAATTCGAACCAGGTCTGCTGGCGATTGGGCCGCGCGAATAGGTTATTGAGGAGATGATGTGTGACCCGCTCCTTGCTGCCATCGGCAAGTTTAGCGAAAATACCCGGCGAGCAGCGCGCCAGGTCGGTCGAAAGTCGATCGACGCAGCCGTAAACGGTCGAGACCGTCATCGCCGAGGCCTGGCTGATCTGCGCACCAGACGCCGACGCGATCGATCCCAGCGGGGGAATCATGCCATAGGACGGCGTGCCGGCGCTGGCGCGCTCCATGGGCGCCGCCATGCGGCTCAACATTCCCATCAGCCGGATTTCCGAGCAGCCAACCAGGCGCCACCAAGAAGGAACAGCCCTCCAACGATGGGGCCGGCCGGATGATAGGCGAGGTTTGCGCCATAGGTGATCAGGGCGGCGCCGGTCAGGGCCGCCGCATCCTGCATGAAGCTGGAAACGAGGCTTGCGGCGCGCTGCCGGGTATCCGGATCGATCATCGCTGGCCTCACAATACGAGAAGGCCGCGCGTCTCATAGAGCGAGCGCCGCGCCTCTGGGTTGGTTGCCATCACGGTCACGGCGTCGAACAGCGCCATCGCCGGATCGATCTTCGCGTCGCCGGCATTCTGCTTGGTGGCGCGGATGGCCGTGGCCGTATTCTCAATCTTCAGGTTGGAGACGCACCAGTCCATCATGGCCTGGTCGGCATGGACGAGCGTGCCATTTGCCAACTTGCGTTCCGCCGTCTTTAGCGCGTTCATCATCGCGTAGCCCTGCGCTGCGCCGATGACGTAATTGCTCCCGGAATCCCGGTTTTCCTGAGTTATGCCGACACTGGCCAGCGCATCGATCATTTCGCCGAGGCCAGCTGGATCGACCGCCACGCAGCAGAGAAGCCCGGCGTCCTTGATGCGGACGATGATCTCAAGGATCGCGGCGACATCGGCCGGGAGACCTTCAGTCATCTCGCCGTTTTCAAGGATCGTAAGTTCGCCTGCGTCCTCGAGATCGTGGAGCTTTTCGACAATCGTCATGCGGCGGTCGAGGACAACCTTGTGGGCCCAGGCATAGCTCCATGAAAGCCAGCGCTTGACGCGCTTTTTGCCGCCGGACGCTTCCTGAGATTCCTCTTCTGATGCCGTTTCTGCGGCTACCTCGATCTCCTGAGGTTCGCGGCCGAGGACGGTGAGGCCATGGAGATCATCCAGACCGCCGCCATCCAGGCCGACGATGATTACCTCGCAGCGCTCGATAATGGTATCGAGCGTGATGGTCGGGTCCGCGCGGTCCTTCCAGAATTCGGCGCCGACCCAATTGTCGGAACGCGCGCCCATGCCGGGCTCGATATTAAGGGACTTGGCGAAGAAGCCGACGAGCGACTTTTGCCCCTCGCGCTTCGCTTCCTCATAGTCATCAAGCAGGGATTGCTCATCGACTGAGGCGCCAAGGTTCGGGTTCGGAATGTAGAAGTTCCGAGGATCCTTGTAATCCTCGGATTTGACCATGTGGGGCGGGAATTCGTAGAGAAATCCCATTGAGCGAGGGACGATAATCTTGCCGTCGCGGATATCCCTAAAGCGCCGAAGCCATTCGAGAAAGACCCCTTCCGGCGGATCGTCGGCCTGCGTCGTCAGCGCGATTACGAACCCCTCGGGCCGACTCTTGAGGCCGCCCATCGCCTCACGCATCATGTTCCTGGCGTTAGGGCGCTTCCCGAACAACCATAGTTCATCGAACAGGACGCCGGTCGATTTTCCGCCAGCAACTGTCTCGGAATCCGCGGCGAGGATCTTCAACTGCGCCTTGGTGAACCGATGCTCGATCAGCCTCTGGTGCGCGACTGGCTTCAAGATTCGCTTGAGCTCAGGATGCTCCGCGACGAAGTCCATCGCCGGCTCAGCTGAATTCTTCGCGACCTCGATCGTCGGCGCGATAATCGTGTACTGGGCCGAGTGGCGCTCGTTGCGCATCAGCTCCGTCAGCATGATGCCGGCAGCGCGGGTGGATTTCGTGTTCTTCTTGGCGATCAGCTCGAAGAACTTGTTGATTTCCCGACGACCAGTTTCCGGATTGTACGAGCCGAAAACCGCCCGGGGTAGGTCGAAGGTCCAGTCGCGCCCAATATCGCCGAAGGTGGGCTTCCCGATCATGTCGACGATCGGCAAGTCCTTGAAAATGGCAAGGCCGGCTTCAGCCTCCTCCGGGAATAGGGGCTCGCACGGCATCAGCGACCGGCGCCCAACAATCCTTTCCTCCCAGTCTAGGCAGGCGGTCGACCATTCCACGATCAGCTGCGCTTATCGACTGGCTTGCCGTTCGCCGTTGCCAGGCGCGGGGCGGCGCGGGGCGCGAATTTGCTGCCCTCGGTCACGACAGCTTCTGCATCCGCCTTGGCAGCGGCTTTCTTGCCGACATACCCAGCACCAAGCGCCGGCCCACCTTCGCCCACCTCAACGACCTGGGTTAGCGCCTCGAGCTTGTTGGTCGCACCTACGGTGCCCGCGCGCATCTGGACGTCGAGTTGGTCGAGCACCTTGGCGCGATAGACCGCGCCGCCGATCTCGATCTCCCGTTGAAAGTCGACCTTGAAGGTGTCGAAATCTGGCTCGGTCTCATAACCCAACGCATAGGCAACCTGTCGGATCGGCATTTTACATCCGACGTACCGCTTGACCTTCTCCCGCTGCTCATCGGTCACTTTGCGAACGGGAGTCGTCGCCTCGCGCGATTTCTTGGCGGAAAAAATCTCCTCCTGAAAATATTTCCGGAAGGTGGGAAGGGAGTAACCGAGCAGCTTCGCCAAGTCACTGATCGGAGCCTTATCCGCCAGTAATTCCGTGACTTTCTTGCGATCTGCCTTGGTCGGCGCTTTGGTCGGTCGGCCGGCTTTGGACATGAGTCGGGGCCCCCGAATAATTTTCAGTTGCCCTCGCCGACCGTGCGCCGGTAAATCGCGGCACAGAAAAAAATCTCTGCGTGGGTACCAACGCGGTTGGCGGCCCGGCTCGGCCGGAGGGCTAAACCCCCTAGGGGGTTGGCACGGTCTTTGCCGGGATGATCGCCTTCGATCGTTGCTCGGTCGCGCAATATTGTTACGTCACGCGGCGCAGGTGCGAGGGTTAGCCTCCAGGACTTTGCTACTCGTCACCGCCCGCGTCGTGCGGCCCGAGCCTTCGCGGTCTTCGCCCCGTGGTGCGCGCCGCAGAGGCACTGGCCGTTCGTCACGTCGTAGAGCGGACCGCCGTCGCGCACCTCTTCCTTGTGGTCTGCGAACATGCGGTGGCGGGGCTCTGCTTTCAAGCACCGCACCCCGTTGTCGACCGCCTCGCACCGGCGCCCGGCGCGTGCGATCACCGCCTCGCGCCACCGCTTGAACTCCGGTGAGCTATAGATGGGACGGGCCGTCTTCGGTGGGACGGTCACGCGTCGCATGTCGGAAGCGGCGATACGCAAGCCCATGACTGGCAGTGCCATCGCCGCTTCCCTTCGATCAGCCGGACTGGCTGGTTACGCGCTGACGACCGGCGCGGTGGCGTCGCCTGCCTGAGCAGTGGTCTCAGACTGCGGCTCGGCCACCGGCGCGGTAGACTGAGGAAGGATCGACCGCAGCGATGCGGTCACGGCGTCGATGTCGGCGGTCTTGTCGGCGTTGGCCAGGTCGCCCTGCAGCGAGGTGACATAGGCAGCAACGTCAGCAGCTGCGGCCTTGAGGTTGTCGATTGCGTCCATGTTAAGCTCCTGCGTTGGGGTGGGCAGCGGATAGCGTCCGATGAGGACGCGAAAGGCGAACTGGATGCGGGCAGCGATATCGCTGATGCGGCCGGTCAAGGTCATGCAGATCTCCGGTGGCGCCGATCAGCCGCGCACTGCAGCGCGGGCGATGGCGCAGATGCGCTCGACCTCAGCGATGCGGCGCTCGGCAAATGCGACATTCGGAGCCGGCTCGCGGAAGTCGAACACAACCGAGTGAAGGTCCGTGGCGCAGCGCTCAAGGATGTCGGCGGTGGATCGTACGGCCTGGGCCATCACTGCCTCCGACACACGATGTGGCGGAGGGCGACCCAACTGGCCGCCCTCCTCATAGGGATCAGTGCACGGCAGCGCGCCGGTCACCACCGTGTAAACGGCCCCCGTATCAATTGGTGGGGCGGCCCCGATCCTTTGCCCGCTGCGACGCTCGCGGAGGTCGGTTGCTATAACGGCCCGCCCCGGCCGGCTCTGCCTTTCGGCTCGGCGGTCGCCCATCACTTCATGAGGAAATGCAGGGCTGTCATGGCCGGGGGTTTGGCTTGTTCCGATGGTCGCCGGGACGGTGCGTCTAAACCGTTGCCCTTTGCCCAGCGGGCCGCGCCCCCTTTCTGGGGTATCTAAATGGCGGGGGCCAGATTTGAACTGGCGACCTTCAGGTCATGACCCTGACGAGCTACCGGGCTGCTCTACCCCACGTCCGACGATTTCAGGTAGCCTTCGGAATTCGCCGGAAGCGCGTGCTTCCGTACGGGAGATGACGCGCGCAAGGAAATCTATTCCCAGATCAACAGCGTCGACAGCCGCTCAAGCGGCAACTGGCGTCTGATCTATAACAACGGGAAGAATCTGCCAAGCCTCTATCGTGATGGCCCATGTCCCGCCGAACACGACACGCGCCGACTTGCCGTCGCTGCTCTCGATCACGCCGACCATGCCGGCGAAAGCAGGGTAATCCGCCACGCGCACCCTGTCGCCGGCAGCAAACCTGCGACGTTCCGAGCGAAGCGCCTTTAACCTGGCAGCCTTGGTGCGCATCGCCGCGGCGCGTGCACGGCGTTCCTCGTCACGCGTCTCGCATTCCCGAAGTGCAGCAATGATTTCCGCCTGCTCCCTCTCCTCAGCGCGTAACCCGTCGATCTGAGCATCGCCAACCAGCGGCACGCGCCCAGCGTGGCGGAAGATAGAAAATGACGGGTGTGGACTGACTGCAGCGACCGACGCAATCGCGAGCTCGCCCAGGTGCACGGCGCGGGCGAACACGAGAGTGGGCATGATCGGCGCGTCAACGTCGATCGTCGGACGCTTTCCACCGGGGAGCAGGCGGGCATGAGCTCGGACGCGCCGCATCACGCGCTCTGGCGTCCATACATCGAAGCCAGCTTCCCGCAGCGACCGCGCCAGCGGTAGCGTCTTCGCGCCTGTCGTTCGCAGGATGATCCAGCGATCGGCCGCCGCACCATCCCGTTCATCCCGCCCCACCATTACCATTTCCCCACCCAGCAAACCTAAAAGAACATACCTAGAACGACGCGATTTCGCTATCCGCTCGAACGTCGCACCGCGGCGGCCTTGGCGCGCGCCGCCTCGGCATCGTCCGGCCGTCCCATGCGGTCGTACAGCGCAGCGCTGGCTTCGAACGCCGCGGCCTGGTCGGCGGCGGGTACGCCTACGACGACGCCATTAATCGGCTTGCTGTCGGCCTGGTCGAGTGCCTCCGCCGGGTGCCGGCGTGAATAAGTGGATCGACTGGCCCGGCGGCCCGTGCCCGGAGCCCGCCGGGACCAAGGTGAATTTCACCACCAAGGTGACCGGGCGGCTCCCCGTGAAGCTGCGGGATGAGCTGGAGGCCGAGATCCACGACGTCGCGGACCTCGAATGGGAGTTCCCGCGGCTCCGCCACAACGTCTCTGCCTATCGTCTTGTCGAGGTGGCAAAATGAGGTTGGCGCGCTCCGCCTTTCAGACCCGCAAGCCGCGCCGCGCCGGTCGCCCGGCATGGAAGTGCGCCGACGAGTTCCGTCGCTGGCTGCGCAAGCTGCCGTGCGCGAAGTGCGGCCACGTCGGCGACGACGCGAATCCGATCGTCGCCGCGCATGTCGATCATGCGGGCGGGAAGGGCATGGCGACCAAAGTTGCCGACAGGCACAGCCTACCGCTCTGCAATGACTGCCATACCGAGCAGCACCGTGTCGGCTGGATGACCTTCGAAAAGGGCCTGCCGATGGCCGACGCGGTTGCCCTGGCTGGCGTCTTCTGGGTCGAATGGCCGGGCCGCCTTCAATGGGAACGGGAGTTGGCGGCGTGACCCGCGATCCCGACCTTGCCCAGGCTATCGTCGACATGCGCCCGGTCTATGCCGAGTGGCGCGTGCTGGCGAAGCGGCTGCGCACCCTCAACCCGTCGCTCGAATCCGTCGCCGTCGCTCGGACGCGCGCGCAGATCGCTGATCTTCGTGGCCGCATCGTCACCAGGGCGGAAAGGCTTGCCTATGATCCGGCAGGGTTCACCCTGATCCTGTACGCCGAGCATTACGAGCGCGGTCGACTGAGGCGGAAACCGAGCGCCACCCAGATGGCGAACGCGCTACGCGGCGAGCGCAAGCACCGGGCGGAAGCGCTGTCCGAAGCCGAGCACGAATTCCAACGCGCGCGGGACGCCCTCGAAAAGCGTCGCGCCGAAGACGCGGCCGGTCGCGCCGCGTGCGCTCTCTACACCGGGTTCGACCGGTGAGCATCCCGAACCGCAAAAGAGGAGCTGGTAGAGTGCCTATCCAGAATCCGGCGACCCGTGCGCCGCGCCACTTGGTGGCGGAAGAGCTGCAGTATTTCCCCGAGCCCGAGCCGTTGGTGACCTGGCTGAACGTCCGGGACTTCACCCTCGGCGCCGTATCGGCCGCGCTGGTTATCGTCGCGGTCGCCGCGCACCATGGGCTGACGATATGACGCACTGTCAGCGCGCGCGACGCCTTCGCCAGATCCATGCCCGGCGCCATGCCATCGATCTCGAAATCCGCTCTCTCGATACCGAAGCTCGGGGGCTTGAGAACGAGCATAGCTGGGCGCTCGGGTTCAAGGTGCCGCTCCGTGGGCGGCGGCTAATTGACGAGATGGACCGCCTGGATGGCGACCGAAAGGTGGTGGGGCTGTGAAACCTACCCATGGAGGCTACCCCGATGCCAAGCCGAAGCGCCGCTGCCATCCCATCCATCTGCAAATCGCAAGGGCCAGCGAGGAGCACGATATGTGGCGGCGCCGGTTCGCGGCGGTCAGCAGCCTCAAGGCCTTCGATGACCGCCCGCCGGAATTCGCTGACCGCGACGGCAGATGGAGCATGGCCGAGCTGCTGAACTACATGGCCAGTGCTTGCGGTTTTGCGCGCACCGAGGGGCGCGAGTGATGGCTGATATCGTCGATCTCGCAAGCGAGCTTGAGCAAGAGCACCTGGCGCGCAGCATCCGTGCTGCCCGGGTTCCTATCCCTGTCGGTGTTGCCGGCGAATGCGAACAGTGCGGGGATGACATGCCCCGCCTGATCGAGGGCCGCTGCGGGTTCTGTAGGGACGGCAGGCGCCGCCCTGCCGTCGCCGTCCTCACGCTCGACCAGCTCGCCGCGGAGGGTCCGCTATGAGCGCGTTGGATCTCGGCCGGCACGACCGCGTCACCGAAGTGCAGGGCCCGCGCGCCTATGAGGTGCGGACCGGCAAGCGCTACCTCCATGGCTTAGAGGATGGTGAGGTGCGCGGCTGGCCGGAATATCACCTCTTCATCCTGGACGAGCGCACCGGGTCGCTGATGATCGAGGGCGGGTACGGCACGTTCTCCTATTGCTGGCCGAACCGCGCCAGAGACAGCGAAAGCCTGCATGCGTTCCTGTACGATCTCGACTTCGACTATTTCATGAAGAAGGCGTCGAAGACACCGCACCGCGTGTTCGATGGCGAAAAGACGGTGGCCGAGATGCGGGCTTCGGTGATCCAGTCTCGCAAGTGGGGCGATATCACCAAGCGCGAAGCGGCTGATATCTGGTTCGACATTGCCCACGAGATCGATAAC